ATACTTCTTCCATTGAGCCAATCATTTGCTTCGTCACTCATATCTTTTAAACATCCAATACTCCATGCAGACTTTGGTCCGTCTAAATGTGTAGCAGACATTTGCTGTATATCGTGCCAATGACCATACATAATGTTAGCGCCAAGTTTACGCAAATGATTACTTGTATGGTATTGACCACCATATTCGTGTCCATGATATAGGTATAATTTACCCATTTTTAACTTTTTTCCAAAGGGAATATACTTATATCCTCTACCTTTTAAGTCTACTGCATTTACGAACTTATACTGCGGTATGTACGGATATTTCTCAACT